TCACGCACCTGTTGAACTGCACCGCGTTTGACTGCACCTTGTAACAATTCTGCTGTCTCGGTTAAATGTTCAAATAGTGAACCTTTAAGCCCTACCATGTTGCCGTTTTGGTCGTATGTTATGTACCCTGCGTTGTAATCACGCATGGCTTTTGTATACGCCCTATCGTCAAACATTTCTTTATTTTCGGGATTAAAGATTTGAAGGTCAGGGTTCGCCTTAACGCGTTCAAACTCGTTTACTAGCGTATTTTCTGTATGTTCTACAGTTCGAGCGTAGTCGTTGGTCATATTCATCTTCTGCTTCTTTGGTATAGGTTTCGCCTACTGCTCTTACGCGAGCCTCTCGTTCGGCTATCGCGGCTTGCCGTTCTTCGTACCGTCTTCGTGCTTCTTCCTTTGGGTCAACTTCGGCTTCGACTTCCTCTGTTGGCTCAACTGAAGGCTCGCCCTCTGGTGGGGTCTCCTCTACAGCTTCATCTGCTACTGGCGTTTCTACGACATCTGTGTCTTCTGTATCGCTCAGGGTTGCTAAAATCGGGTCTGCTTCGGGTGTGACAACTTCTACATTGTCAGTGGTTGAAGTATTATCTTCGTCCATGTACTCTCCTTGTTTACTGCCGTTAAATAGGTGGCGAACCTCTACCCTTTAAGTGAGTGAACTCTTGCGGAGGGGCAAGGTAATAGGCTATGCTCGTAGCCCATTACTTTAACCCTCGTAAGTCTTGTAATATCCATTCCCCCTTCCCGTTCTTGTTTAACATTTTATGGGGTGGTAGGTGGTGCTTGAACCTAATACCATTCTCCGTGACACCTATCATCCAGTTACCCTCTTGGTGGGCATTTAATATCTTCGTAGTGACGGGCATCTCATCAATATTAAACGTATATACGGCTGGTTCTTCTTCGGTCATTTTGTTGTCTCCTTGAGGGCCAGCACGAATTTGGTCTTTAACCCGTCTATGTACTTGCGGTAAAGCCCTGCGGCCTTAAGTTCTGCCCTAAACAAATCCTCGCTGTCAGTGGTTGAATCAACATAGCCCGCTATGAAGTCCATTACTAGAGCCTTCTCGCCGTCTAGCATGTCTACAATCTCTTGCAATTTCGGGGTGAGTTCGCTTAGAAGGTGTTTTTGGTCTTCTAGGGCTGCTTTGGTAGTTGCCTCTAGTTCTTCATTACCAAACATACCTTCGCCGTCTACACCTGTGTACATAGCAGAATCATCCATTTTCAGCTCCCTTGCTTAAATAAGCTACTATCTCAGGTTCGTCAAAACCTTGTTGACGTGCTTGCATAATCGCACCTGCTGTTGTTTCATCTACGCCGTATTCTTCCATTGTTACTTGAAGCTCATTCTCCTCTTGGGGTAATTCCTGCCCTTGCAGGGGTGGCGTTTCGCCTGATTGCATCGTTGGGTCTATGGGATTACCGAACTCATCTAGTTGTCCTGCACCTTCAGGGTTGGTCTTAACAAGTACTTTATCCCAACCATCCGCACCTGATGCGCTAATAACCTTTTTAAATGCTTCGCCTAAGTTAAAGTCATAGCCTGACATCTGCACTGCGGGTAGTACGTTAGGGTTGGATGTGGCAATATCTATGAGTTCTAGCCAGCGGGTTTTTTCATCTTCATCAGTTTCGGGTCGTGGGTCAAACTGGAACTTAAACGTAGTTCTTATTTCGTCATAGACAATAGGTATCTCTTTCATAGATGGTTCAATAGTCATAGGGTTGTCGTCAAAAAAGCCAGCCTTAGTAAGTCGTTCTATGTCTTCCTCGGCTACTTCAAGGAGGTCTGCCCCCTTCATCTGTGCCATGTGAGTGTTCATCATCTTCTCAGCCATCTTAGCGCTTGCAGTGTCTGCTTTATTGCGTAGGTAATTATCCTGTGAGTTAGTGCGTTCTTGCTGCTGTTTTACACCTGCCTGAGTCTTAGAGAAGCTTGGGTTGCCAGATTCCGCGCTGACGCTTCCGTCTGTGCGTCCTTGTAGATTCTGTAGTTGAGACTTATATAGTCCAAAGTTTGCGGGGAACTGTGAATAGACGCTGTTTGTATTCTGTACGACGTCTATTTGTGCTTGCCCCATTTGCCACAAGGCGTCGGGTGCATAAACAAGTGAGTTAAAGTTAGTTGCATCAGTGGGGCCACTTAGTTTCTTTGGCGGTTGTAAGCCTACTTGTGTAGCAAATACGTGTGCCTGTGTCATGTAATCTAGCACATTTTGAGTTGGGCCAGCAAGTTCAACACGGCCAATACCGTAAGGCGATTCCAAAGTCTCATAACAGTACTGCATTGTAATAGGTAAATCGCCCGTTGGGTCGGGGTTCTTCCACTCTCTCAGGCATTCATTCTTCTCTAGGTGCTTAGAAAACATATAGAATGGTGCACCTATGCCCCTGTTAAAGCAAGCTGTGACTTTAATACCCGACGCATTTATTTGCTTTTCACGTTCGTTTATGTTCTGTTCTTCCATTTCCTTTTGGGTCATAGACATGTCGGCAAGCTTTTTAAGGGTTTTAACGTTCCAGCCACCGCCGTTTTCGCCAGCGGCTTTTATAATTCTTTTAAGCTGGAGTTTCGTGTAGTAGATGTCTAAAAATATATAGTCACAGTCATCAACTGAGAATTTACCAGGCTCTAATTTGACGTTCTTAACATAAGGAAGTGACCAGTCACTCCCAGTGTAGGTCTCGCTTGATACATAGAAGTTATAACGTGGTTGTGCACCGTACTTTAAAGCTCTGTAGAGGGCTATTTGCTCTTTATCAAAGAAGCTAGCTTGGGTATTGGCATTAGGTAGTATCTTAGTCTTCCATATAATATTGGCTAATTCGTTTATCCACGCTTCTTTACGGAATGTAGATACAAACTCGCCTGATTGCATTATAGGCAGTACTTGCATAGGGGTTTCAAGTAGCGAAGCGGCCAACGAACCGTCATTAACCCTAGGCATGTTCTTACCCAATGCCTTAGATAGTTTATTGCCAGCTATGCGTTCGTATTCACTAAAAGGTTTGTGCCAATCTTGTGACACTCGCTCTGCCTCATAGTAGGCATCGTGTAGTTCGTCTTTTTGGAGGTATACGCCCATTGTGTAGATTGTTCCTTTATGGTCAATCTACTGCGAGGTATGTCCGTTATAGTGCTATAGTAACATACTGTTATTTGCTATACTACTATTTTTCTGTTATATAGCTACGCGTTACTAGCTTAAAGTTGTGAGTTGCTTTGTCTGCCTCGACTGTAATTGTTAAGTGGTGGGTTTGTTTTGTACTTATAAGGTCAAGGCACTTCATGACCGCACTAAGTGCTTCGGATTTATCTTTTATAAGTTCAGGTATGGAATACTCCACCTTTGTAGACTTAAGTTGTCCGTTAAAATATGATTCGTGGGTGATTACTTTGCCAAATTCCATATTAAATTACCATAAAATTAGGGGCTTTATATGATTGCTGTTGTTTGAACTGATTGACTGGGGCGTGTTCACTCTGTACAAGTTGCCATGCACCCGCCAGTGACATAATAAGGTCGTCGTGGGCACCATTCTCTGCTTGAGCCTTCCAGCTGCTTGATGTTTGGCTGACGATAAATGAAAACATCTCATTGATGGTGGGCCTGTCATATATCCGTATCAGTTTGTTATCCACGGCTTCTTTTAGCATGGATAACATTGTTGGCCGTGATGCGGATGTTGTTGTCCAACCGTATCTAACGCTATCTTCCACACCTTCTGTGGTGCCTGCTTTTAGCTTCTCGACATAGATAGTGTATTTGCCGTTACGGTTCAACTTCGCTAGACGTTCCATCTCAGCTACCCCACCGTTATTACGTTCAAAGGCTACAACTGGTTTCACTCTAGTTTGGTCAAATATCTTTTCTAACTCGGTGTGTATCAAGGGTGTCATCTCCGTTGCTATAACCTTAGAATGATATACAACTGGCACATCTAAACTAGTCTTAGATAAAAACTGTGTAGCACAGTAGTCAGTACCGCCCCATGCGGTATCCGCAAAGACTACAAAGAACTCGCCTTGTTTGTATTCACGGTATCTACGAAACATAGCTATACCATATTTTAGTGTCAGGATTTACGGGATTATATACAGTTTTCATTTTATGCCACCTCTGTTATTTGACACTTGACAATTTATGATGTTATACATGCATTGGCTCCCTTGTCATTTTCAATAAGTCTCTTAGTGCGTCTTGGTCAAAATAAAGCTCGCCACTGGTGAGGAATGCTACTTCTGCTGAACTAGGATGTTCTTGGTCAAATAATCTTCCTAGACGCCTCTTTTCTCGTTCTAGGAACTCTGCCTCATAAAAGTCAAATGATGAATAAAAGTGCGCCTTAAAGTCCGTATTTCCCATCTCTGAATCATTATAAAAGGTTTTAAAGTCATTGAATCCGTTGGCCGTTGTCTCTAGTACGAAACGACCTGTTGGGACGAGGGCCGTGCCCGCACCAGCATGTAATTTAGAAAAGTGTTTATAAAATGCCGCCTCCGACATGTGCAGGTTTGTGATGGTCTTAGAGCGGCCAAACTCTGTATTCTCTGCCGTACCAATAATGTATCTAGCATTATTAAAAGCGTTCTGTAGTTCGTACTTAGAATTGTACTTAAGCGGTACTTTTGTATCTGTAGATTGTTCAAATGCCTGTATGTAATGCTTAACCCTTGCCAGGAGGTCTTGGGCGTTATCTGCTATGTCTGCGATTACTACTGATAAACTATTCTCTTTGAATATAAAGTCTTTGGTAAACGCCCCTAGAATAAATGAACTGAACCCCATCTGCCTGCCCTTCAAGATAATGTCCTTGCCTGTGGCTTCCTTCACGAATCGCTTCTGAATATTGTTTAGTTTAAATGGAACCTCCGTGCCTGTCTTGTCTATAATCGTCAGGTGGTCTTCTATGAATAATGCCGACTTCTCGTAAGGGCTAGTCATTGTACTTTTCCCTTTGTGCCATAATCATTTGTCCAAAGTTATTTATTGTATCGCCGTCTTTAGTCTGTTTGTTGGCACCTATCAGTGTCTGTGCCATACTTGAAGCTTTTAGTCTTATTTGGTGGTCGGGTGTA